CGTAGCCTCATGCTGAGCTGGGTCACCAGTTCATCCAGGGCCAGGACCTCGCCAGTTGCAGCCGCTACCCAACCGGAGCCGTTGCAGTGGCCGCAGGGCATCTCGTAAAACAAGCTCTTTGTGACCGCTCTCCCCCGGCACAAAGGGCACTGAGCCAGTTCGATCACAGCCTTCTTGAAGGCTGGGCCGTGGCTCTTCCTCATGCGTTGGACGCCTTTACCCAGCGCCGTACCGACAGCTCGCACCCCATCTTCAAGCAGACCCCGTTGGCCATTCCCCGATGGGATGCCCGACTCCCGCAGCCGCAGTTGCAACGCCGGCGCGACTTCGAGTCAACCTGCTCCTGATAGCAGATCTGCCCAGGCAGCCCGCCGACAAAACCCCAACCTTCCATCCCGCCGCGCATTGCCGCCGAGCGGGCCGCAGGAGACATCGTGTTCAAGTCGGTCATGGCCGGCCCAGGGTGCTTTCCAGTCATTTCGAATCCTCGCTAATTACAAATGCGGTAAGGCCGCTCGGCGCCACGGCGGCTGTGGCCTCTGGCGGATTCTGCGAAATTTCGGATAAGGCCTTGGTAAGGCCGTGGATGGCTGAGAAGCCAACCCGATCAAGCCAGGCGTGCCACTTCTCCAACGCTACCCGGCGCTGCTGCATGGCCTGGGTGTGGATGTAGGTGCTGGCGATCTTGCCCAGCTTGTGGTTCAGCAGCATCTCGCCGATGTGGCCGTCGATGCCGAGGTCGGTCCAGGTGCTGCGGGATACCTTGCGCAGGTCGTGGCTGGTCCACTCGCCCTGCCCCAAGCGCTTGAACACGTTGCTGGCCTGCGTCTCGCTCAGGCACAAGCCCCGGCGATTCGGGAACAGGTACACCCCCTCGTAACCCTCGGCCTGCTGAATGGCCCGGTACCGGGTCAGCAGCGCCTGCACCTGGGCGGTGAGCGGCAGGCGGTGTTCAGTGCGGGTCTTGGCATTGGCCGCGGGGATGAACCACTCGGCGGCCGCCAGCGAGATCTCGTTCCACCGCGCCATGCGGGTCTCACCGATCCGGGTGCCGTGGGCCAGCATCATCAGGGCCAGCATGGCGTCGCCCGGCTCCTGCTCGAATGCCTGTGCCAGTTGCTGCATCAGCTCGGGCAGTTGCACGTCACGCAGGCGGGCTGCCTTGGGCAGGATCTTGGCCTTGGTGAAGTCGTTGAAGCGCATCCCGGCCATGGGGTTGCTATCGATAATGCCCAGCTGCAGGGCCTGGCGGAAGGCGGTCAGAAGCAACGCGAACATCTGCCGCAGGTAGGACAGCGACACCTCGGCCTGGCACGGCCACATCAGGTGTTTGTCCAGCGCGTCGGCATTCACGCTGGCCATGGCCAGGTCATCCAGGCACGGCTTGAGGTGCTGGGCAATGGCGGACTTGGCGCCGGCCTTCCGCTTCGCCGAAAGTGAGCGATCGCGCGCCATGCGGTCACCGTACCAGTCGAGCAACTGGCCCACGGTGGCCATGCCGGAAACCACCAGAGCCGTGGCCGGATCGCGCACCAGGCGCTGACGCAGCGCGGGCAGCTCGGCAATCACCGCCGCCACGGTCAGGTCAGGCCAGCGGGCGACCGGCACCCACTTCTTGCCGCGCACCAGGTGCCAGGTACCGCGCTCGCGGTTGCTCCAGAAGCGCAGGTACAGGCCGGGGTGACGCGGATCGCGCAAATCACGTACCGACTTGTCGGCGGCCTGCCGGCGCACTTCCGCCTCGCTAAGTTTCACTTCTCGGGTCGCGCTCATGCGGCCACCGTGGCAGGCAGCAGCAGGTAGGAGCGGATTGCCTCGACGGCGTCGATGTTGCCCCGGCACACGATGGCCAGGTAGTTCTCGTTGGTCAGCAGCTGCAGGAAGGCATCCTGGCTTGGCGAAACCGGTGCATCGAACGGCGGCTTGGCCTTGAACTCGATGTACAGGCCGAAGTAGCCACCGCGCGCCATCGGCAGCACCAGGTCGGGCACACCGGCCTTGACGCCCTGCCCTTTCAGCTTGGCGGCCACGGCCTTGATCCGGTGCCCTCCGTTCGGGACGTGATAGATCAGCTTGTAGGCCTGCGGGTAGCGCAGTTGCAATTCTTTCATCAGCGCGGCCTGCTCCTGCCCTTCCCTGTCGACGGGCTTGGCGCGAGCCGCTTTGGCCTTGAACGGGCGAAGGGCGGGTGAGGTCATGCGACTTCCTTGCGTGCGTAGCGGGCCGACAACGGCCGCTCGGATTGGCTTGGGGCCTTGGCGGCCGGCTGCCAGCTGGCCGATAGGGTTTCAAAGCGGTTGTACTGCCCGAGGAAGGCAGCCCGGACGGTGCCGGTTTCGATGTCACGGCCCTTGCCCACAATGATCTCGGCGACGCCTTTGAACTCGCTGTTTTCGTGGTAGACCTCGTCGCGGTACACGAAGAGGATCACGTCGGCGTCTTGCTCGATGGCGCCCGATTCGCGAAGGTCGGACTGCACAGGGCGCTTGTTCGGGCGCTCTTCGCACTTGCGGGAAAGCTGGCTCAGCAGAATGACCGGGATGCCCAGCTCGCGAGCCAGCAACTTGCAGCCTCGGCTGATGCTGCTTACCGCTTCGGTGCGGTTTCCGCCCTCGCCGTCCATCAGCTGCAGGTAGTCGATCATCAGGATGTCCAGGCCGTAGCGCATCTTGTGCCGGCGAGCCAGCGAACGGATGCGGCCCACGGTTGCGGCGGCGCGGTCGGCGATGAACAGGTTGGCGTGTTTCAGCTTGGCCGCTGCAGCGCACAACTCGGCGCCATGCGACTCACAGGCTGAGCCGTTCTTGATCAGGTTGAGTGGAATCCGGCCTTCGGCGGCAACAGCGCGGTCGATCAGCTGGCCTTTGCTCATCTCCAGGCTGATGACCAGGCCAGACTTCTTCTGGCGCACCACGGCGTCCAGCACGAAGCCCATGGCCAAGGTGGTTTTACCCATGGCCGGGCGGCCAGCCACGATGATCAGCTGCTCTGGCTGCAGGCCATCCAGCTTCTCGTCCAGATCCGCCAAACCGGTCGACAGGCCGATCAGCGTCTCACCGCGTAACAGCCGGTCGTGACGCTCCTGCCACACTTCCAGCTGGTCAGCCATCAGGTCGGCAGCCTTAACCACCTCTTCACCGTCACTGCCAGCGTCGATGCCCATGGCCGCCGCCTGCACGGCCGCGATCTTGTCCTGGATGTCGCCGCTGCCCTGCACGATCTCCAGGGTTCGGTCGCTCAGTTCGTACAGGGCGCGCTCAATCGCCCGTTCCCGAACGATGCCTGCGTAGGTCCCAGCGCTTGCCACGCTCGGGGTATTGGCCACCAGAGAGGCGCAGTGGCCAAGGGCCCGGTCGCCGTTGTCCAGCATGCCGATGTGGTCGGCAACGGTCAGCAGATCCACAGCTTTGCCGGCGGCGCGAACAGCCAGAATCCCGCGGAACACCTCGGCGTTCTCGGCAAAGTAGAACGACTCTGGTGACAGGTCATCGGACAGGGTGTCGATCAGCTCCGGGCGCTGGAGCATCGCGCCCAGAAGGCCGTGCTCGGCCTCAGCGTTATAGGGCTCATGCATGGTAATTGCCCTCCACCACCTTCACGAAGTTGGATGGAGCGATCAGCCAGTCGAAAGTTGCACGAAACGGCGCGGCACCGAACTTGCCAGCAGCGCGTCCCATCAAGAAATCGGATCTGGCTACGTCGGCGAAGTATTCGGCCCAGAATTCGATGCTCTGGTGAACAGCGCTCTGGTTCCAGCGGGCACGGAGTTGTTTCTTGCGAGCCTCGGACACGAGCACCACCGAAGGCAATGCCGGCGTAAGCACTCGGTTGAATAGATCAACGATGTCCTGAACCGGGCAGGACGGTGAGCGCGGAACGCGTTCGCCATCAGGTGACGGTTCAATTGATGGTTCCTTTACGGTTCTGGGGGCACCAGGTGCCGGGGTGGGGGGCATTTCCTGCCGGGGCGATGGGGCATCTAGTGCCGGGGGGCATATCGTGCCGGGGGCATATGCTGCCGGGGTTATTGTGTACCAGGTAGAACGACCGAAGCGCTGATGGCTTTGCAGTAGGCTGGCTTCCTCAAGCCACCGCAGCGCATTGCGAACAGCGCGCTCAGACAGACATGTGCGGGCACCAATCGTGGCCACGGAAGGCCAGCAAACGCCGTCGTCGTTGGCATTATCGGCGAGGGAGATCAGTACAGATTTTTGCGCCGGGCTCATACCCTGTAGTGGCCAGCAGGCCGTCATGACGATGGTGCTCATGGGCGCGCCTCGCAAAGGGATGCGCGCAGGTGCTCGACACACTCACGACGGAGTGCGGACTTCGAGGAGGCTGCGTACTGGAGGCGAATCATTCGAGCGGCATGGAGTGCGGCGAATTGGTGATAGGCTTTCTGGTGGTCTGGTGCAGGTAATACAGTGTTGCTAGCATCCATTACTGAGTGCATAATCAACCTCGTTTCAAGTTGTAGAGAAGCCGCCCCGCCAGGCGGTTTTTTTTCGCCTGCCTTTCCAGTACTGGATGGATTCGCAGGTGTTTCAGTCATCTACTGGCGCAATGCCAGACCTCTCATAATTCCCACCATCAGACGGCTTACGGCGTCAGGCAGCGGATCTCTGGGATGGAAAAGGACGGCGCTCGACAGCCGCATAACCGCCATCTGGGAGCTCGAAAACGCTGATATCCCGCTTTGCGACCAGCGCCTTGTGAATGGCAGGCGCCGTCACGCGGAGAAGCCTGGCAGCCTCGGACTGCCCTTTTTCAGCAACGAATTTGTCGAGGGGGGTCTCGCTCATGATCGGGCCTCGGTTGTTCATGCCTCGGATATTAACCATCGGTTGATTATCTGTCCATACCGATGGTTTCTCCCAATTCTTTAACCATTGGTATATGTTCGCGCCATGACCAAAAAACGAATCCTCCCTCCTGACCGCCTGGCTGAATGCGAGGCTGCGCATGCGCTGTTCCTCGCCCGCAAGAACGAGCTGAAGCTCAGTCAGAAGAAAATCGCCGACGAAGCGGGCATGACGCCGGCAGCGGTGAACCTCTATTTCAAAGGCCTCAACCCGCTAAACGCTAAGTTCGCTGCGGTGTTGGCCAGGCTTTTGGAGGTGCCGGTGGAACAGTTCAGCCCACGGTTAGCGGACGAGATCCGATCACTGCGGTCGCTTCCAGCCGGGGACCAGGAACACAAGAAAGGCGCGGCAGAAAAGGTAATGGCGATGCTTAAGCAGCACGCCGGAAAGAAGCTGGATGAGGATGCGCAGCAGAAGATCGCGGCTGCGGTTGCAGAGTCTCTGGTTGAAGATCGCCCAAGCAATGTCGTGTCCGCTGACTTCTCCGGCCTGAAGGTGAAGAAAGACGAGATCTTCATCCCGCAATACGACATACGCGCCTCGATGGGGCACGGCCAGGTACCCCCTGACTACACCGAAGTCATGCGGAACGTGATCGTGAAGGAGTCGGTGTTACACGAAAAAGGGGTTTCTTATACCTCTCAGTCTGCGCTGGCCATGATCTTCGGCTGGGGGCAGAGCATGGAGGGCACGATCAACGACAAGGATCCGCTGATCGTTGACCGTGGGGTGAATGAGTTCGTCGGAGACGGTATCTATGTCCTGACCTGGCACGGCCACCTGTACATCAAGCGCCTGCAGTTCTTCGACGAGGACCACTTCTGGCTAATCTCGGACAACGAGAAGCACAAGGACCAACAAGCCAGGATCGACGACGTCACGATCCATGCGAAGGTCCTATTGATCTGGAACGCCAAGAAAGCCTGATGACGCCCGCCGCAAGCGGGCTCTTCCGTTAGAACGGCGCCTCCTCTTCAAGCACCTCCAGCTCTTCGATCGGCGCCTCCCGGTCGTCGACGCTCTGCATCTCCCATTCGATTTTTATTCCACCCTCTTCCAGCTGCGTGATCTCCAGGCCATCCGTTTCACTAAGAATGCGCATGATCTCGCCCCACTCAGCTTCACCATCTGTGTCCAGTCGATGAATGGCCACCCAGCGCTGCTCCTGTGCTTTTGGGTGATTGATCATGTTGGATACCCTCAATCCCAGCCGCTCTAGCGCAGTCATTCCTTGATGCTGCCGCGTTGGCGCCGTCTTGTTTTGCTTGGCCATGACACCTCCTTATTGACTGTATATGCATCCAGTAAATCGGATCATAGCGCACGACTTTGAAAAATAAATTAACCATCGGTATTGACGTTAAAAGCATACCGATGGTTAACTTTATCCATCGAGGCGCAACACTACCTCGGCAGGCCTGACAAGCCACCGCTCTTTACACAACCAGACGTGACCACCTCGACGCACCCAGGCCATCACCTGGGTCGGGACAAGCTAAGTCGTCGACCACGCAGCCTCTGGATAGCTGCCGGACTCCCCCCATGGGAGGACGCCAAACTATGCGAGCCACCTGATGCGTAGCCAGTAGCTGCAGCAGGCAGTGGTGGGGAAACCCGGCGACGAGCATGGCGCGGACCAAATAACCAAAGGAGGGACGCCATCATGAAGTAGTAAGCGAAACGCCTAACCCAGCCATGGGAAATGGCAGCCTAACCGGACGCTAAAGAGCCGGTCGCTGGCAGGCCGAGAGAATAGCCGCCCGGAGCGCGCTGGTTGCCACCAGCCCCGATAGCCAGCCGTGAGTGCTGCACAGCGACGGTCGATGGCAACGACGCCGGACACGTAACCGGCCCGATCTACCTGGTTCCCCATCTCCAGGCTGCATCGGTGTGTGATCTGAATGCGCAGGCTGATGCGCAAGGAAAGACCCAACGGGCCTTGCACGACCTGACTAACACGCTGCTCGTGCATCGACACTCCGCAGGGATACTCATCTACCACTGCCCTTTGATGCGGCAAGCCGGAAGAATCCAGTACCGGCCAGATCACACACCGATGCAGCCCGTAAGGCGCACGCCTGTGCGCTTTACAGCCCATAACACTCACTACTATCGACCTTAAACGACTGCATTGGTCGTGACGTTCGCCCTCCCCTGGTCCGGGAGGTGCACGGCAGCGAGCGTCACGACCAACGCAGCCTACCGAGGACCTTTCATGGAAACGATCACTTGCGGCTCATGGATAGGCCAGCTCGGCAAGGCGCTGGCACCACGGGAGCTGGAAGCGCTGTTGTGGGTGGCCCAAGGCCTTACCACCAAGGAAATCGCCCGAGAGATGGCGGTAAGCCCGGGCACCGTGGCCAACCGTATCGAAGCCGCACTGTTCAAGCTCGAAGCCGGACGCCGCATCGAGGCGGTCACCAAGGCCATGCGGCAGCAGATCATCAGTCCTCTCTGCATCGCCCTTGCCGGCCTCATCGCCATGCACGCGGTGATCAACGACAGCGACCCAATGCGCCGAGATCGCCGCGCGCCGGAGCGCCGCACCGCCCAAGTTCGAATCGTTCGCAAGGCCGAAGCCTTCGAATACCACGCATGACCCCATCGAGGATCACCCCATGCAGACAGCAATGCACCCTGCTTTCGAGCAGAAGCTTGCCGTGCTCGCGGCACTGCTCGAGCGCAGCAAGTCAGTGAGAGCCGAGGCGCACGCCAAGGTCAGCCAGCAAGCGCCGCGCTACCAGGCATCTGGCAACGGCACGACGTGGGATGTGGTGGAGATCGCCACCGGCGCGAAGCAGGGCTTCGCCTACAGCTACCGGACGGCCATGCGGTTTGTGGATGCGATGGAGGCAGGCGCAGCGACAAAGCGGGGTGATCTGCAGTGATCGGCGCAGTCCCTGACCAGCGTGAAGCGGTGCTGGCCCAGCTCAATGAGAGCATCGACAGCTTCTTCAGTGCCGGCGGTTCCGCTCAAGTCCTGCCAGCCGCTGGGTATGTACCACGCCGGCCGCGACGTGAGCCGGAGCCAGGACCTGCACCAGTTACTGCGCCGATCGGCAAAAGAGAGGCAGCGCGTCAGCAGCGCCTGGACGCAATCCGAGAACTGGCGAAGACCATGACCTACAAGCAGGCCATGGCCCATACAGGCCTTTCCCAGTCTGCCCTTGTGCGAGCTGCATCGCAGGGCGGTTTCAAGTTCCAGCGCGACCCGAATTACGGAATGACTAACCTGGGCAAGAAGCTCAGCGACCCCGCTGAAGACAGATCGAAAGCCGAAAAGATCATCGCCTATCGCAACGTAGGGATGTCCAGGGCCGATGTTGTTCGAGAACTGCAGATTTCCTTCAAACAGCTAGGCCGGCTACTGAGGGAGTTCGATATCGATTTCCCAACCATCGCCGAGAAGCGAGCGACAAAGAAAGCATGAAACGCATCACCGCGCGCGTTCGGCACGGCCGGCGCCAGCAGCACATCACTCTGCCGCCCAGCGGCATCGCCCATCAGGAGACGCAGCAATGTCCAAGCCCACTGACACCACAGAGTTCCTGCAGGAGCTCAACGGCGGCGCCTTCGCCAGCCAAATCGGTCACGCCCTTTCGGAAGTAGCCGCAGGCGTTGTCGATCACGGCAAGGCAGGGAAGATCACCATCACCCTGGACTTCAGCCAGATCGGCGACTCCCACCAGGTAAAGATCAAGCACAAGCTCGACTACAAAGTGCCCACCAAACGCGGCACGCGCAGCGAGAACACCAGCCTCGACACGCCGATGTACGTTGGCACCGGCGGCAACATCTCCCTCTTCCCCGAAAAGCATGACCAGCTCTTCAACCGTGACGAAGCACCTGTTCACCCACGCTCCTAACTCACAGCATCTACAAGGAATAGCGCATGTCCCTCAGCAAAGAAGCTCTCGAACTGATCCAGGAAAACACCATTGCGGCAGTTGGCCGCGATCTGCCGGCCTTGGGCCCGGTGGTCGTTGTTCCGCAAAACTTCAACGTGGTTGATCTCGAACGTTATCAGGAAGGCCGCAACCGCTTCCGTGGAACCTACTCCACCCACTCGCTGGCTGATTACAGCGCCTATGTCGTCGAGCGCGCCGCGCCAGCAGCACGCGGCTTCATCGATCAGGACACCATGAGCTGCATCGTGTTGTTCAACATCGGTACCGCAGAAGAGCCAGGCCATGCCGATGACCGCGCAGTGCTGCGCCTCAAGGCCTCCGCTGCATTCGCCGCCGTACAGGCGGTGTGCGGCCAGAGCCTGATCCAGAAGGCCATGAGCGACTGGATCGAAGACTGGAACCAGCATCTGTCAGCCACGGATGAGAATGGCCAGACCATGAGCATCGCCAAAGCGATCGCTGCGGTTCGCACCATCACCGTGAAGGCCTCGTCCGAGAGCGACCACGCTGTAGGTGAGACCCGCGCCAGCCGCAGCACCATGGACCAGATCGAAGCCAGCAGCAAAGAAACCCTACCGGCCTGGCTGGACTTCAAGGTCGTTCCGTTCGAGGGCTTGGCCGAGCAAGTAATTCGCCTGCGCGTATCCGTCATCACTGGCGGCTCGCAACCGGTACTGAAACTGCGCTGGATCGGTGAGGAAGCCCAACGCGAGGCAATCGCTCAAGAGTTCAAGCTGGTGCTAGAAACGAAGGTGGGCAGTTCTGCAAAGTTGGCACTGGGGACATTCGACGCGAAGTGATTTAGCTTAGCGCCGCAGCCGGATTGGCTGTGGCGCGACTAATTATTATTTTGCTAGCTTTTTATTGATACACGTTTTGACTCTTTCAATTGTTTCTGGATTCTCAGGATCTTCTACCACAACGAAGAGCTGATTCACTTCTCTCACAGTTCCTGGACTATCAGATGCTGTGAATGGAATTAGCCTCCGATCCTCTTTGACCTGAATTCCTCGGTAGTTAGCAGTATCCCAAGCAACAAATATCTCATGATATTTACTGATATCTGCCGACTGTAGTTCATCTTCAGTCACAAAATTACGCATTTAACTCTCCCTACCGACTCCATGTCGGACTGATCTACCAATACCTCAAGTTTTGCATTCACGCCACCCCGGCGAGGGCCACCCATGACCGAGAAGAAAATCGACGACGCCAAGCTCGAGCGCGTGATCCGCAAGATCAAACGCTGCCTGGCCTTATCAGCCAGCTCTAATGAAACTGAAGCCGCGACCGCGATGCGCCAAGCCCAAGCGTTGATGCGCGAATACCGCCTCACCGAAGTTGACGTTCGCCTGAGCGACGTAGGGGAAGTCGAATCCGGAAAATACCGGGTCAATCGCCGGCCAATGTGGGACAGGCAGCTCAGCGCAATCGTGGCGAGGGCGTTTGGTGTACGTCCTTTGGACGTGAAGCATTGGAGCAAGGCTGCCGGCCGCGTCGTGGCGCGCGCGCAGTTTGTGGGCGTCACGCCAGCCCCCCAGATTGCGATGTATGCCTATGAGGCGCTGCTTGGCAAGTTGACCATAGCGCGCCGTGAATACGTAACGCAGGTCAGGGCCGGGCGGCGGCACAGCAGCTACTCACCCGAAACCGCCGGTAACCACTTCGCACTTGCCTGGGTGTCAGCGGTTTACGGGAAGATTCACGACCTGGTGCCGCGCGGCGAAGAAGATGCAGTTCTCCCGAACTGCACAAGCGGCCGCGACTTAGTGGCAGTGGAAGCTCAGGACAAGGCCTTAATTGATCAGTACCTGGCTGGCCAAGAAATAGGCAAAGCCCGCAAAGTGCCGGAGATTGAGCTGGACCTAGAGGCGCAAATTGCCGGCCTGCTGGCAGGTCAGCGCGTTGACCTGAATCCTGGGCTGGCTACGGGCGGGGAAACCCAGCTCCAGCTTGCGAGCGCATGAGGAAAACATGACCACAGCAATCGACCTATTCGCCGGCCTCGGCGGATGGAGCACCGGCGCGCGCGCCGCAGGCGTCCAGGTTCTCTGGGCGGCAAACCACTGGCCCGAAGCCGTGAAGTGGCATGCAGCCAATCACCAAGATACCGACCACGTATGCCAGGACTTGCATCAGGCCAACTGGGCGGCAGTGCCGCGCACCGATATCGGAATCGCCTCTCCTTGCTGCCAAGGCCACGCGAAGGCCCGCGGCAAGAAGAACGGCAATCCTGAGCACGACGCGTCGAGATCCACCGCGTGGGCTGTGCCATCAGCGGCCGAAGTGCTGCAGCAGGATGCCTGGGTGGTCGAGAACGTACCGGAGTTCGTGAACTGGTTGCTGTACCCCAGCTGGGTGGACGCTATGAACCGGCTTGGCTACCAGGTCGCGCCGCACATCGTGGACTGCGCCGACCTGGGCGTGCCTCAGCACCGGGTTCGCCTGTTCCTGATCTGTACCAAGAGCAAGGCTCCGATCCAGCTGCAGCTGCAGCAGTGCGAACACGTGCCGGCCAGCAGCTTCCTCGACTTCGATGCCGGGCGCTGGTCGCAGATCGAGAAACCAGGCCGGGCCAAAGCCACGCTCGACAGGGTGCGCAATGGCCGCCAGCGTTTCGGCGACCGCTTCATCATGCCCTACTACGGTAAAGGCTCCGGCACCACCGGCCGAGACATCAACCGGCCGATAGGCACCATTACCACTCTGGACCGCTGGGCCTTAGTCGACGGTGATCGCATGCGGATGCTCAGCGCCAGCGAGGCCTTGGCAGCGATGTCGTTCCCGGCTGACACCCAGCGCCCGAACAACCACCGGCTGACCATGCACATGACCGGCAATGCAGTACCGCCGCTAGCAGGCCAGCGAGTGATAGAGGCCCTCATGGCAGCGGCCTGAAGTTATCGAACAGCCGAACGACTTCGTTCGCGAGCTTGGCGACGATGAGAAAAATTTTGAGGATCTGGAGGAAGTGCATGGCTGCTCACCGAGGTGGATATGGTGAGCGCATAGTACCGATACCCCATCCTCTTCCATTTTGCAAGCGGAAGGAGCTATCCCCATGCCCACAGAAAACCGATCCAGCAACACAGAGATGGTTAGCGAACTACTGCCGTGCCCCTTTTGTGGCCAGCAGGACTTCCTCATCGAGCGCCTAGACAGCGATGCCTCAGTGGTGATCTGCCAAGGCCTGACCGGACCGCATGAAGCCTGTCTGGCCCGTGGGCCAGTGGGCGTGGCGCAGAATGAAGGCGAGGAGCAGCCAGGCCGCGACAAGGCGGTCGAGCTGTGGAATGCGAGAGCCGAGCAGCACCAGGGCGCGCCGGCTGTATCGATCCCCGAGGGTTACTGCCTCATGCCTAGGCGACTCACTGCCGAGAACGGAGCCAAAGCCCTGCTGCTTGGCGAGTTCAAGCTGGAGGTCACGCGCGAGTGCCCCGAATGCCTGGAACTGGACGAGCCTGTAGAGGGCTGCGAGATCTGCGACGGTGAGGGTGAATACGCGCAGCGCTACACCATCCCATGGGAACAGATCAAATTCATCTACAGCGAGGCCGTGAAGGGTCTTGCTCTCCAGCCGAACGTCACCTGCAAACCATCATGACATTCGGAGTACAAAAGTACTCCACCCAGCTGTAACCCCTCTCCCCTCTATTCACTGCCGCGATATGGCGGCCAAGGAATCGTCATGCCTGAAGAAATCAAGCTGATCCAGCCGGCGCCGGTTGAGCGCGATGAGTACGGGATGTTCCAGCATCCCGACCTGCCCGACTTCGACGAGGGCGACGGCGAGAAGTGCAAGGCCTGGATCGCGCAGCAGGGCCTGCAGCTCGTCATGGTCCACCTGGAAACAGACGCGCCGGAAGAGATCGCAGATCGCTACTTCCAGTCCGATGAGCCGCACTGCGGCTACTGGGAGCCGGGCAAGCCTGAAGGCGATGGCTGGTTCTGTCTGGCGATCCACGACACCGATGACGGCCCTGTGTGCTGGTGGGGCCGCCGCGAGGTGAAGCCATGAGGCTGAAACAGTATCCGCTGAACGTGCAAAGCGTCGGCAGTGACACCTACATCGCGATGAGCAAGGGTCACCACGACCTTGAAGCGTTCATGGCCGCAGCCGTGAAGGAATGCCCTGGCCAGTTCCTGGGCGGGCCGCAGCACAAATGGTGCAAGACGGTACCGGACCGCTCGGGCGAGTTTGCACATCGATATGTCTTTGTCGAAGAAGGGACGCAAGGCGCGTGGCCGGCCACCTACTGCTGGGAATTCGGCGAGGACTACAAGCGCTACAACGCCGAGATGCAGCCATGATCGGCTGGCTGATTGAGGCCCTGACATACGGCGCCATCGGCGCGCTGATCGGCGCCTCATGGATGAACCAATACAAGGTCGAGCAGGCGACGCCTTGCGTTACCCATCACCAGCGCCAGCTCTCCCCGCACGAAACACAACCCGAACCTACACCCGCACTGGCGCCTGGGCGCTGGATTGATGAGAGGTATCAGCTGTGAAAGCACTTTCAATCAGACAGCCATGGGCCTGGCTGATCATCAGCGGTGGCAAGGACATCGAGAATCGAACCTGGCACACGAAGTTCCGGGGCCGCTTCTTGGTACACGCCGCAACCGGCATGACCCGTCGTGAGTTCCTCTCGGCTTTTGATTTCATGGCCCGACAGGGGATCAAGTCGCCCTTCCCGGTGCCGCCTGACAACCTGTTGCGAGGCGGGCTAATAGGCTCAGTCGAGCTTATCGACAGCGTCGATCACAGCGAATCCCCCTGGTACATGGGTGAGAAAGGATTCGTGCTGCGCGATCCAAAGCCGCTCCCGTTTGTCCCGATAAAGGGGCGCCTCGGATTCTTTGATGTTCCCGACGAGGTGCTGGTATGACCGACTTGATCGAAGTGCGCACAGCACACCTGGCCGGCGAGCCCCTGGCCTGGGCGGTTGGCAGGGCGGAAAGCTTGGACGTGCTCCTTGCCCCACCCATTTACGGCAACCCGTGGCGGGTGTTCGTCCGCTACACCGGCGAGGTCACAATCCGCGAAGTGCGCTATGACCCGCAGGAGAACTGGGCAGTCGGTGGACCACTGATCGACAAGTACCAGGCAGGCTTGAGCCATGACCGGTACTTGTCAGGCGGCCCATGTGGCTGCAGCGCAGGCCCGATCAACTCAACATGGCTCTCAGGGCCTACGCCCCTTATTGCCTTCTGCCGCGCCCTGGTCCACGCAAAGCTCGGCCCGATCGTGCGAGTTCCTAAGGAGTTGATGCCATGAAGACCCTCGGCGAGATCATCGATGCTGCGAAATCCGGCGAGCGCCCGGAATACGACGAACTGCGGCTGGCCGTGTGCGCCATGGACGGGCTCATGACCTTCGACCGTCAGGCAATCTGGAAGCTGGCCGAGGGTGAGGAGAAAGGCAAGAAACCGTTCTTGACCTGGAGCAGCGTCTGGCAGCGTGACGAGCAATTCCAGCGCATCAAGCGCGCCATGGCCACCGACCCGAAAACTTATCTCGGCCCGAATTACGATCCGGATAGCCCGGCCGTGCAAGAACGGCGGCGCATGTCGATCGCCATCATGGAAGGTGTTTCACGCCGCGCACAGGAGAAGCAGCAATGATCCTGCCCCTGATGGACATGGCCTACCTGATCTACCGAGGCCCGCGGTGAACAACCACCAGTACCAGCCATTCTCTGCCAGGGGCTTCGGCAGTTGGTACACCTGCAGCATCTGCGGCACATCCAAGCACAGTGGCTACTACTGGCTCGGCGGCTACAAGAGCAAGACCGAGCCGCCCTGCATTGCCTGGAAGATGGACGCCGAGTGGAAAGCCCAGGCCATCCCGGCACCTCTCACAGAATCCTAATCCCCCAACTACTCAAGCCCGCCGACATGCGCGGGCATGGAGAGACTCATGCTCAATTTCTTGGCTCGCATGTTCAAGCGAAAGAAGAAGCCCGAGCCGCGCCCGATTATGGCACCGACAGGGTTCGCACGCGGACTCAGCCCGGCAGCCGGCAGGCAAGATCCGATGCTTGATCCGCTCAACCCGTTGAGCCCCGTCAGGCCGCTGCATCCAGCCTACCAGGCCGACAACTACGAACCATCGCGCAGCACCAGCAGCTACTGCTCCAGCCGTGACTACAGCAGCTACGACAGCGGCGGCAGTTACTCGTCAAGCGACAGCAGTAGCTCCAGTGATAGCGGCGCCAGCTCCAGCAGCTGCGACTAACCCACAACCTGCCGCCACCGGCGGCGTGGAGACCAACCATGTTCATGACACCGGATGAAGTAGCCGACATGACGGGCTACCTCCGCCCCAAGGACCAGGTACGCTGGCTAGAGGACTGGAAATTTGGCTATGTGATTGGAGCAGACGGGAAACCAAAAGTGCTGAGGCAAGTCGTACTCGCCCGACTGGGTGGCCAAGCCGAAAAGAAAGGACCGCAGTTGCGGCTTTGAGAGGGGCATCACAATGCCGCTCTGAAGAGCGGCTGAGCGGAAAGCTATTTTGTCAAAGGCTCGATATACTTCCGATGCCCAGGAATGTCATTCAACGGGGGGGCTATCGGGCCCTGGACGCACTGCGATCCGTAGACGCAAGTCCCAATCGGAATGTGGATATAATTCTTATAGAACTGGCAAAAAGCAAATAGGAGAATCAAAAGCACAACTAAAGCAATACCACCTCTAAACCAGTGATAGTAGTCATTCAGTGCCGCGACAACACCTCGTCTTGCGAAGTACTCTTGATCGCAGCACATTTCGATTTGCTCAGTTACATCAGCAGCCGCATCGCGGATGAGATAAGGCGTTTCGGTGTTATCCTCGGCCTTCTCATGTATCTCGATCTCACGAATACTTGAGAGAAGACTTGCATCGAAAACTTCTTTTCCGATATGACGATTTAGGTGCCCAATCCTAACCTCAATCTGAGTTACGAGACCAGAAAAAGTCGATTCAGTCCGCACAGATGAAAAGTCATCCTTACCAATCTCGGACTCAACCCAATCTGCAAGATCTTCAAGTTTATCAATGATCTTATCTTTACGCTTTAAAGCTTCCGCACGCCGATTAGATCTGTTCTGAATAAATACAGTAAACGACCAACCCAAGGCCAACGCTATGAGTTGACCAGGAACATTCTCTAAATTCATTCACAGGCCTTCCTGGCAGCTTCAAGCCTGTCAGCGATAACTATCTCGATGCTTTTGACCAAGGAATGGGTGTACTTCAATCTACGCTTCAGGTCTTCGAATTTAAAGCCCTCGTCGCGAATCAACCCTCCGAATGCCTCGTCCAAAAAAGACCTTCCATAGCGGTTATAACCATCAAGCACCACATGCACTTCGTCATAATCACGGAGCGCAGGCGCCAATACATTTTGCCGAAAAAACTGACCGCAACCCTCTCCATCCTCGGGGTAGCGACCATAGGGCCTTTTGTTGAAGTCTTTTACCACCGTTATGGTATGCATAATTAAGGCAACTCAATATTCCACTGGACCAAAGTTCCTGGAAAAGACTTTGGCAACCGATACAACTCAGGCTTCTTGTCCGATTGATTGAACTTATAAAGCCCTTTGTTACTAAACACCCACAAAACACCATCTTCCGTATCGTTAACAAGGGCCATAATGCTCTTACTACCTTGACCATGCTTATCAACTTTCGTTCCAGATACATCACCCTGCATTGACAAATATATCAGATCCTCATCAGATATCTTAGTCGGGACCAGTGCTAAAAGCAAAGATTTCTCTCGTTCAGGATAGGCCGCCACAAGATCAGAGTACTTATCAGGATGAGTAATTTCCACGGCACGCCAGAACCACGGGCGATCAACTACAGTTTTTGGAATGCCGACCCCAGTATCATAGATAGCCAAATATAGTTGCTTACCAACAACACTGCACATCAACCACCATTTCTTATCATTTGAAGCCGCATCAGGATAAGCATGCAATCTGACGTTATTTATAGTCTCAGACACGGCATCGCCGTATATATGCTCAGTCGCAGGACTCATATCGACATAGACACGCTTCTGGATAAAGTCAATGATATCTTCCATCATCTCATTACCAACACTAGAGACAACAGGCATAGCCTTCACACTGTCGAGCGCATAGCTAAACTTAACGCCCTTAATGAGCTTGTGTATATTATTCGCCCTAAGGATTGCATTAACTCTTTTGTTGGTCTTGGACCAAATAACCTCGGCTTTCCCAGATCGCTTAATTCGGACATCATCCAGCGCTGCATAGACAACCACCAGAGCCGCCGCGGTAATACTAGTAGTCTTACTAAAATCTATGAAGCAGTCTTTTCTGAGGAATCGACGTTTTATGTCGTCCAAGAAACGGAGCGTTTCCTCGTAATGCTTTGTGCGTTCGCCAAAGCTATAAATGGAAATGATCTTCGGGGCGACGATGACTTCCCAGCCAGCCCCTTTGGAAACGCGAGACTCCTTCCTGACCGAATACGAAAGGCCCTTTCTCGACAGCTCGTTAAGCCAGCGAGCGACGCCTGCTCTGCGTCGATAAAGCTCCCGATTCGGATCGATTTTTTTCAATTGCAGCTGCTCCAGTGCTTAGCAAATCCTTTCTGGGAGGTGCTAATAGCATCTGGTGCTAGACCCGTCAACGCAAATGGCGTGAAGGAGCCGGACTGATGCGTCCACGGAAAAAAGACAGACACCTGCCGCCGTGCATGTACATAAAGCACGGCGCTTACTACCTGGTGAAGAAGGGGAAGTGGGAGCGACTTGATAGCGATTATCAGGGGGCCCTGGTGGCATACGCGAAGATCATGGGCGGCAAGGGCAAGGGCGGCATGCCCAAGCTGATTGACGACGCCTTGGATGCCATGCGCGGACGCCTGGCGGCAAACACCGTGAAGCAATACGAGGCAGCATCGGCAAAGCTGAAGCATCACCTGGCCGAATTCGAGCCACGCCAGGTGCTGCCACGTCACGTTGCAGCCCTGAAACTGCACATGTCTGACACTCCGAACATGGCAAACCGTGTGATCTCGTTCCTCCGCATGGTGTTCGCCTACGCGCTGGAGCAACAGATCGTCGACTCCAACCCCTGCACTGGCATCAAGCGCCATACCGAGAAGAAGCGTGACCGCTACATCAACGATGACGAGTTCTCAGCCATCTGCGACGCGGCATCACCCTACATCAGGTCCATACTCGAGATGTGCTACCTCACTGGCCAGCGGATCGGCGACGTGCTCGCCATCAGGCTGTCCGACATCAGCGACAAGGGCATTGCCTTTGACCAGCAGAAGACGGGCGCCAAGCTCATCGTCGGGATGACGCCGGACCTCGAACAGCTGATAGTCCGGGCCAAGGCCCTGCCCCGGAAGGTGCGCGGGCTGACGCTGTTCTGCACCCGGGGCGGAGGCAAGCCAGTCTCCTATGAGACGGTCAAGGACGCCTTCAAGAAAGCGTGCGAGAAAGCGAAGGTAACTGGAGCGACCATCCACGACCTGCGCGCCAAGTCGCTGACCGACACCGACAAGCAGGGCAACGACGCCCAGAAGCTCGGTGGTCACACCGATGCGAAGATGACCAAGCGCTATCTGCGGCTTCGTGAAATTGATGTGGCACAGCCACCAGCATTGCCGAAAAAAAGCCTGTAGTATTAGACACTTTGCCATTGTCTAATAGACGCATTGCTTCAAGGCCTTGAATGTCCAGTCTTTCCGATCACACCCCAATGATGCAGCAGTACTGGAAGCTGAAAAACCAGCACCCGGACCAGCTGATGTTCTACCGCATGGGCGACTTCTACGAAATCTTCTACGAAGATGCGAAAAAAGCCGCGAAACTGCTGGATATC